CCTAATTTCTTGAAATATTATGCTTATACATAGTACCATATTTCATAAGAGAATAAAACACCTTTTAACTATTGGCTTGTATACTGGCCTATGCGAATTTTGTCAATAAAACCGTCAAAAATTACTTAAACACATCAGAAACTTTTTCAGCCGCTTTAAGCCGCATTTCGTCTGTATAATGCACATATGTATTAATAACGGTAGAAACGTTATCACCTAAAAGGCTGGCGACAGTTTTAATATCGGCACCGTTAGCTAACAGCGTGGTAGCGTATGTATGGCGAAAATCATGAATAGTTTTATCTTTCACAACACGGCGAATAGCCCGGTTAATAGCTGCCGATTCAGAAATGTTTTCGGGAAACAATCGGCTGTTTTTAGAATGGATGCGGTAATCTTTAAGGACCTTCACTAAAGAAGGCGGCATTGGAAGTACCCGATAACTACCCTTGGTTTTAAGGGGACCAATACGGCATTCGGCTTTACTGATGCGGACAAATTGTTTATTAATGCTAATGGTGTTATCGGTAAAATTTACATCATCCCAGGCGATCCCCAAAATTTCACCATATCGGCAGCCAGTATAACGAGCCACACAAATAAGAGTATAGCAATACAAGGAAGTCTCTCTTAGATAAGAAAAAAGTTTATCTATCTCATCTTTGCTAAACGTCTTTACCTTACGGGTTGTGGTTTTAATACGTTCAATCGCATCGCAAGGGTTGTGAGTAATAATTCCATAAGGCCGCCTAGCGTAATTAAAAATTGTCCGCAGCCTAACTAGATACATATTGCGGGTGCCGGGTGAAAGTTTGTGGTCGTTAAAAATCCGAATAATTTGGGCGTGAGTTATCTCACGGATAGGAAGCGGCGCAATCTCAGAGAAAAATTGAATAGCAAGCCGGTAAGAAGCACGGGTATTATATGTTAAATTCACTCGTTCTTCAAGATATAAAGATAAAAAATCCCGGAGTGTAATGGTTTTTAAATCCTCCGGGATAAACACGGAGATCGTATTTTTTAATTCTTCTATTATATCTTGCCCATATTCCTTAGCCGCGCGACGAGTCTCAAATCCCTGTTTTGATTTTTGACGCCACTTACGACCATCTTTATAACTAACGATAACCTGGTAGCCGTTGTCTTTTTTTCGTATTGTAATATTCGCTTGCATTTTCACACACACCCAAAGTAATAAAAAAAGACCCATCCTGGTGCGCTAGTGCTTAAAGCACAAGAAGCGTAATGGGTACATTAACCCCATCTTATCACACAAGAGAACAAAAATAAACCGATTCACACCGCTATACAAAAAATGAGGGCCTTACAAAATGTAAGGCCCTCGGCAGGCAAGCTGCACTTTGGAAATTGGCGGCATCGCCGCCTGGAGAGCAAGTCCCCGTCTATATCCAAAGGATAACCAATATTGATACTAATGTCAATACTTGTTATTTACCTACATAGAGCCAAACTATTTTCTTGATAAAATGCCGAAAATACCGGCTGCGATAAAAGGAATTAATAAAATAGAAAGCGCAAAAGAAAGCGCAATTCCCCATGCATCAAATCCAGGAACATCGGAAGAAACCAAAAAGAATCGACACGCAGCGGTAATGACGAAATAAAATACAAACGTACGGAATTTATTAGGCTCGTTATGGATAGCAATAACCAAAAAGGATACAACCAGAGCCCCGTAGCCACACCACACAGAAATAGAATAAAAATCTAAAAAATAACAAATGATCCCGACAATAGGCAATCCAAAATAAAAAACATCAAGCACAAGCAACACCCCTTAATGAGTTTACTTAACATAACAAGCTGTACCCGCGAAAACTTTTAATAATTCCGACACCCGTTCCGTCGTAAGCAGCTTCTCTTCTCGTATCCCGTCTATCATATCAACATCATTCCGTAAACACGTATGGGCTATAAGAAGAAACGCAAACTTATTTGCTTCAAGCTCTTGCCGGCCTACTTTCTCCGGATTCTCCTTTCGAGGAACGACATCAAAACCCAAAACCCTATGTTGCACATGCCCAAGAACGGCGTGGCCAAGCTCGTGGGCGATAACGACGCTTTGCGCGTTAAAGTCAAGACGCTTATTAACATAAATAACATTATGCCCGAACACGCAAAGAGATAAGCCCTTTGGCATATCGGGAATTACCACCTTCTTTACACTTATTTTTAAGTACTGGCACAATTGGGCGGGGTCATTCGTGCCGTATTCACGAATTAAATCCAGCACAACCGGCAACATGCGTTTCACGATTCATCCTCCAGGGCCGCTTGAATTAGCCGCTCAAGCAATTCTTTTTTAATAGTCTTACCACCATAGGTACAGTAAGAAGCAGACCTTAACACATCTTTTAAATCCGTATTACTGCCAGTTAATGTCTTTGTTAAAAAACGAGGGTCTATATCCGATTTATTAACATTGAGTGCATCGGCTATCTTTTGAACAGCCCCTGCATTCGGAGTTGAACGCATTGAAAAATAACCAGATAAGGTAGACGCGGGAATGCCGGTCATATCGGAAAGCTGATATTGGGTTAAATGTCCAGCATACTTTTTTAAATTTTCAGATATTTGTTTGCGTAAATTACGGTCAAAGTGAGATAGCTTATTGCGCGGCATATAATAATCACCATCCCCTCAATTAAAATTATTATAACGAATAAATTCGTTATAAACAAGAAGTAAAAACACAGAAAAAAGAAAGTTATGTAGAAATTGTTTGACAAAACGAATAAACTCGTTTAATCTAAAGGAGAAGGAGATGAGAAAAATGGAATTAATTACACTAGAAGCCGCAAGGGTTAATATTGGATACACGCAGATAGAAGCCGCCGAAAAGTTCGGCGTACACTATCAGACGCTGGCACAATTAGAAAGAGACAGTTCAAATGCACCGTACAGCTTCATCAAGAAAATTCCTAAAATCTATGGAATCAGCGACGACCATATTTTTTTTGGGATTAAAAACGAGTTTATTCGTTTACAAAGAGAAAAAATAGAAAGAGAGGAACAAAAGAATGAAGAATACGTTTAACTACAAACTCGTAAATATGGTCAAGGATTTTAAAGATCCTTGGCATCGCGGAAAAAACAACGGAGTATGCGAGGCCTTTTACGAATACTGGAAAGAAGAGTTAAGGGACACAGGACATGCCGACTCCCCGACCCTTCCGACGCCGGCAAATGCGGATGTCCGGGAATGGTTTTATGCGGCCTTCAAAACCAGTCGGAAGCGGCAAGTATTAAAGGCATTATGCCTTTAGGAACTAACCATGAAAGAGAAAAAAGACGTTATGTCTGTAAAAGACGTGGCAGAATATTACGGAGTATCCCAGTCGGCCGTATACAGGCTAAGGGATGAAAATAAGCTTCACCAATTACCGCTACCCGGTGTAAAGTTCGGCCGTCAAGAAGTAGAAGCCCTAGCCGGTATTGAATGGGAATATTCGGCAACCGGCTACAGACGGCTAAAGGAAGAAAACAGCCGCCTGGAAGCGGAAAACGAAGACTTAAAAAAGAAAATTAAAAAAATCACCAGTGAGCTACTGGTGATAAGTGGAGATCTATAGAAAGGAGAATAAAAAATGATGCCCGAAGAAAAAGAAATGATGCGGCTTGTCGTAGAACAAGACCAAAAACAAAAGGCAATCATAGTAGCGGCCTTTGAAAGAGTTCTTTGTATGGCTGGCGAAGAATGCGCGCTGACATACAATCCAGAAGACTGGGCAGTAACAATTAAATGGCCGTCAGGGTATGAGAAGGTTGTAAATATAGCCGCCGATAGTCATACCGCTATGCTGTACGACATATTAAAACAGGGATTTTTTAAATAGGAGGTAAACATGGAACCTTTAAAAATCAAAATCAAAAAGACCCATCCCGAAGCACAAATTCCCTTGATTACGCAAGGAAATGCATGTTTCGACTTCTACGCACTGGAAGACACGGAGATCAGGTCTATGCATAAAGGCCCGGCAACACTTGTAAGGACAGGACTTGCCTTTGAAATTCCTGAAGGCTACCACATGAAGCTTTTCATGCGAAGTAGCTATGGAGCGAAAAAGAAAATATTCCTTGCCAACTGCGTCGGGATTATCGATAGCAGCTATCGAGGAGAAATAAGAGGAATCTTCAAGGCGGCAACAGGAAGAGATTTAACGAAATGGATACGAGCCGGGGAGCGATTCATGCAGGGCCTTATTGAAAAGAACATCCCGGTAGAGTTTGAAGAAGTAAACGAACTAAGCCAAACCGATCGTGGTGAAGGCGGATTCGGAAGTACGGGTAAATGATCACGAAGGGCATGTACACCAGTAATAGCGAAGAGTGGGGTACGCCTCAAGGGCTCTTCAATAAGCTAAACAAGGAGTTCAATTTCACGCTCGATATATGCGCGAGTAAAGAAAACGCCAAGTGTACTAAATACTACACCAAAGAAGAAGATGCCCTAAAACAAGAATGGGGGGGCGTTATATGGATGAACCCTCCGTACGGAAGACAAATAGGAAACTGGGTCAAAAAAGCAAAAGAAGCGGCAAGGCAAAGAAAGGCGACGGTCGTCTGCCTACTGCCGGCACGAACAGATACCGCCTGGTGGCACGATTACATTATGAAGGCTAACGAAATAAGATTCATAAAAGGTCGCCTTAAATTCGGAGACGGCAAAGGAAGTACTCCGTTTCCGTCCGCAGCAGTCGTTTTTAAAAAAGGCTCAACGTCCCCGATCCAAATAAATTCATACGAAAGGTGAAAGCTGATGAATAGAGTAGAGGTTATACAGGTTTTTGAAGACGCCATTAAAAATAATAACCGATTCATAGGACTTACGATCGAAAAAGAAGGCGCGGGGCCTGAAATAAGCATCATACCCAGCCAAAACTTCATAAGAAAGAAACGCTATCTTCTAAAGGCCTACGATAACAACATGAAAAATAACAGAGATAAAGAATTAAAAATCACACACGCATGGCCCATTGATTCAGAAGACGTATACGGAGTATTACCGAGCGGAGGTTAATCATGAAAATCACATTACCGGAATGGATTAACACGAAAAAAGCATATGAAGAAGAATCAAACATTAAAGACATGAAATGGCAGCTTGAAGGAACAAAGGCCTTAAACAAACGGCTGCTGGAAGATAATTTCGAACTATTAACAGAGAACCGCCGACTAAAAGAAGAAAATAAAGATATTAAATTCTATGCTACGTGTGGTGGCATTTTCATAGGCGCATTGGTTTTGGTGGATCTCATAACATCTATAAGCCTGGTGGATTTAATAACCCGATGAGTAGCAAAAGTTTTATTCACTGCCCGATAAAAGGATTAATCCCCGATACCGTCTGCCCTAACTGTAAGTATTTTGAAGGTCATCGGACTTGGGCGTGCCTATATAGGGTTAGGCACAAAACAAAACAAGAAGACTCTAGGGCTAAACAACTAGTAGAAGACATGAGAAACCGAATAGAAGAAGTCGATAAAAAAAGACGCCACAAGGGCGTCTAAAGTAAAAAGGCAGACCGGAGCCGGCAAGCTCCGTAAATGGTCTATATATATTATACATTATATAGCGAGAAAAAAACAGGGCTTCGGCCCTGTTATCGCTAGATTAAGTCTATTAAATATACGACCAAATAAAAACCACGAGGTCGAATTTATGTATGTACAAAAAACGGTAAAAGCAGGACCTGTAATCGAAATCTGTAAATACCATACGTCACGATACAACACTCCGACGATGCCGAGGTCTCCAAACAGTAAAAACACATCGGCCGAACAATGGAAAGTAAACGAGAAAAATTCAATCCAAAATCTCTATTATCTGATCCTTGAAAATTTTAAAGAGGAAGATATCCGGATCGACCTCACCTATAAAGAACCGGAACCTGAAAAAGAGGAAGCCAAAAATCGGCTGGACAATTTCCTCCGTAAGCTCCGAAGACTCTATCACAAACTAGGTGAGACGCTTAAATGGGTCGCTACAACCGAATGTAAAGGGCATCGCATTCATCATCACCTACTCGTGAACAACATCGGCTCGTCCCGTAGCGATTACAAAAAGCTATGGGCATGGGGTGAGATACCTTACAAAGCCTTTCGGTTTTACGATGGAAAGCCGGATGATGCAAGGCGCGTCGCCGAATACTTTGTAAAAGAAACAAGAGAAACCTTTTGTGAAGAGGATTCAATCCAAAAATCACGCTACCGGGCAAGTAGGAATTTAAAAAAGCCGGAAGTAAAAAAAGAAGTGATAAAAAGTAAAACCTGGAAAGAGCCGAAAGCTCCGAGGGGATACTACATACAAAAACCGGTACAGTACGGATACACCGCCTTTGGCTTTCCGTATATGTTCTACCGGATGATAAGGACGAGTGACGATGACGATCAGATATCTAATAAGAAAAAACCGAGCGGAATACGCCGCCATCGAAGACGGGCGGGAAAATACCCTTTGGGTACATGACGACAAACGCTGCTTTAAGCCTGATGAGAAAATCCATTTCGTCGAAATGATAAATGGAAAACGAACCCACAAAGGCTGCTGGGCAAATATTGAACGGGTCTACGAGGGTAGACTAATAAAATATAGGGTGGTAAAACACGATGATCTTAGAAAAGACGAAGAGAGTAAAACTAAAAGGAAAGGCCGCTAAAGAATTTTACAACCAAATTTACGAGCGTGACGGCGGCACGTGTGTTTGGTGTGGGGCACCCATTGAATACGGCGTAAAACACCATCACGAGCCTTGCGGGATATACAAGTCCGACGAAATCGAAAAAGCCGTCATGCTTTGCCCTAGCTGTCATCATAGACGGCACTTTAAAGATGCGGCCGAAGGGGAAGTGGTATGCCGTGAATATCTTCAAAACCTATACGGTGACAAGGGGGCAAAAAGAGAATGAAGTTTATAGATTTCTTTGCCGGTATCGGAGGCTTTCATTCGGGCCTGGAGAAAGCGGGCATGAAATGTGTTGGGTGGTGTGAGTTCGATAAATTCGCTCAAAAGAGCTACCGGGCAATGTACGACACGGATGGATTATGGTTTGGTGATGACGTAACAAAGGTTAAAGGCTTAGAGCTGCCGAAAGCCGACTTATGGACGTTCGGGTTCCCGTGCCAAGATGTGAGTATTGCCGGCAAGCAAAAAGGGCTAAAAAAAGGAACTCGAAGCGGATTATTCTATGAAATAATGAGGTTACTAGATGAGTGCAAAGAAAATAAACCCGAATGGATTATGTGCGAAAACGTTAAGAACTTGTTGTCAATTGACGAGGGACGAGGATTCCTTGAAGTTGTCTGTGAAATGGCCGAAAGAGGGTACACTGTTGAATGGAAGGTTTGCAACTCGAAAGATTACGGAGTGCCGCAAAACCGCGAAAGGGTGTTCGTTATTGGACATCTTAGAAACGGCTGCCCCGAAAACATTCTATATAAGCCCGACCAAAGCGAACAATCTATCATTCAAGTCGGGAACATAATTAAAACGGAATCGTTTGGTGGCAATCCGCAGAGGGGTCGTGTGTATTCACCGCACGGTTTATCGCCGACTTTAAATTGCGTCGAAGGTGGGGGCCTCGAACCGAAGATTTTGGTAAGTCGCAATCCTAATGTTATCCGTAAGTTGACACCTAGAGAGTTCTGGCGTTTACAGGGTTTTACCGACCAACAGTTTGATGCCTGTGCGAAGATGTTGTCAAATGCACAGTTATATAAGCAAGCCGGAAACGCCGTCACGGTGAATGTTGTGGAAGAGATTGGGCGACATATAAAAGAGGTTGTTACTCGATTAAACTAGTTCCGTTTTGGAACAAGTTGGATCACTAAAAAGGAGAGAAAAATGAGCGATAAAGGAGAAGCATTGACAATCATCGATGACTTAGAAGTGGCAGCGGATGTGCTACGTGAAGTAAATGAACGGCTTGAAATGTTGAAGGAAAGCTGTTACGGGTGGAAATGCGTAGATGTACAGGTCCACGCACAACAGGCAGAACGGAGTACGAAGATTGCAACGGCAAAGGCTTACGAGCTAGTTAAGTCTTTAACGGAAGACGAAGCGGACGCAATTAAAGCCGAGCCGATTAAGAAGGAGCCGTTTTAAAGCGGTACATAGACTGCGGCGAATGGCACGACAGCGATAGCGATTTATGCCCTTCGTATCGCAAGAAATATACCGAGAGATTAAAGGAGAAACAACATGAATAACGCACAGCTTGAACAAATCGGAATAGGCATGGTTTTAGTAGGCACAACGGGAATATTAATTATAATGGGAAAATGGATTTATGAATGCCAAGGGATAGAAAGGAATAACATTGTACGTATTAGGGGCCATGACACTCATCGGAACACTCCTAACAACAGGCGGTAATCGCTAATAAAATTAAGAAAGGAGCAAACTATGCCGGACAGAAGAATAAAAAAATTCGAAATTGGTAGAAGACAAGTATTTAACATCACGCATGAAAAAGATAACGAAAACACAGGAGGATGCGACACTCTACAAATAAAATGCGCAGAGCTTCCGAGACCGGAATTAATTGAAGCGGTAAAAAGGCTTTCGCCTTATATCACCGAGATTTTAGAATTGCCGGACTATTGCGAAGATCGTCTAATAGCTAAAAAGCTTACCTACACATACAATGAGAAGACGGCAGAGACAAGCGTTACCATAACAGCCAAATTTTACATACCTAATGCCGGAACGTTTATTGAGGTGAAGGCACCGCCGAGAGTTATAAATCACGGAACACCGACCAGCGAAATTCCGTTTACACCTGAATGTAGCGAAGTAATCGAACGATTAACGACGGAAATATTCCAGTATATAGACGGCAACAGGGCCCAGGATAAGTTAACTTTCGATGGCTAAACAGGAGGAGTTAAAATGGACTACACGCTAATAGCGATGATAATCGCGTTATGTTCGTCGGGACTTATGGCTGCCGCCGCAATGGGATATTTAATACACATAACCCTCACTGGAATGAGAGATATACAAATAAGGCGAACACAATTAATAATCATGCTGGCGGAAAATATAATTGAGCAAGCAAAACAAAAATCCATAAGAGATTACCAAAACGGACAAATAAGAGAGGACTAATCATGAAAATAAGAGACCTAAAAGACACCGTAAACCTTATGACAAGCGACGACTATAAAGATCGACTTCTTGCTGAATATTGGCAGCTAAAAATTAGGCACCAAAAGCTACAAGTCGCAATAGCAAGAAAAAGTCAACGATTAGACTGGGATACGAAAACTCCGATAGACGCACTCCAGGCGCAGGCACATGTAATGGAGCGGTATTTAAATCTGCTAAGATTAAGAGCTAGAGAAGAAAATATTATGATTGGCGAGCCCTAAAAACAAATAAATCCATTACGGCTAGAAAGGAGAGCGGACATGCTAATAATAAAAAACGGCAAAACTATAGGAGCGCTGCAATTATTTAGGGTTAGAAAAACGGGAATCGTCGCAAGGCAAAACGCAAAAGACGTAGTAGTATTTCACGGAGAAGAAGAACAAGATAGAAAAGTGATGAAAAAAATATTATGGATGCTGCAAGCACTACACGCCGGAGAAATAGAAAAAAACAACATCATACGGTACAACGGAACCATAGACATGGACGTCATCATTAAGGAGACCATAAAAGAATGGTAGAAAACATGACGGCCATAAAGTACCTACAATCCATCCGAACATTAGACATTAAGTTAAAAACCCTGGAAACAAGAATCTCAAGATATAGAGAAGATATCTGCACATTAAAAGGAACGGATTATTCAGCAGATAAAGTTTCCGGAACGCCTGGAAGCGGCATAGCAGATAAAGTAGCACGTCTAGCGGATATGATTATGGATGCGGATAAAGAGTGGGACAAACTCATCGAAAAAAGAGAAGAAGCGCGGCTTTTAATCGAAAAACTGGAAAATCCTAAACACCAAAGCATCCTTTCGAGAAGATACCTTTACGGCGAAAAGTGGGAAAACATATGTAAGGCCATGGGCTGTACATGGCCGAATATTTTTAGAACACAGCGGCGAGCCCTAAAAAGTTTCGATATAATCCTAAAAAAATCAAAAGAGGGTACTTAAAGTTACATATCACTCTGTGATATCATGTAAGCTAGAAAAATAAGACAAGGAAGACCTGTACATTGCAGGCCTTCCTTTTTTGTTGCCGGAAAAACGAGGGTAGCATGATCCGATGTGACAACCAACGATGCAAACACAACCACCGCGAAATATGTGTGAACATGCACCTACAGATAGAGTCGGAGCGGTGCATATGCTTTGAACCGAAATGGCAAAAGAAGCGAAAAACAAACGAAACGGACATAAATCATACACCTGTTTATTACTCAACGAGACGGCGTACGTTTAAATAGGAGAAAAACATGACAAAAAATAAGGTACGAGGCGAACCCATTCGCCGCGAGAAGATATTTATCAAGAACACAGATACGCGCACAAAAGACGCGCGAGGAAAAAACATTAATATAAGGCGTCGTTCGACAACGTGGAAAAAGTTCCACACCGGCCAAAACCTGGAAATTATTAAAAGCCTATGCCGTAAGGGGTGGCATAACGATGAGATTGCCGCCTACATCGGCATATCCGAATCAACGCTTTATGAGTGGACAAAAAAACATCCGGAGTTTTCGGAGGCACTTTCAATCGGAAAAGACTACTGCGTAGCCCAGGTCGAAAACGCACTATTTCAAAGGGCTGTAGGCATCGAAAAGAAGATGCCTAAAAAAGAACAGACCGTCACAACGGATATCATAAAAGATGGCAAGGTCGTAGGTAAGCAGGTCACCAAAAAAATAGAAAATGAACTTGTGTTCGTGCCGCCGGAAACCAAGGCGGCTACCTTCATTCTTACGAACCTTGCACCGGACGACTGGAAGCAAAAACAGCAAACAGAATTAACCGGAAGCGTTGAAATAAACGCCAACATGGACCTGTCAGAACGCTTGCAACAGGCATTATTAAAGAAAGGGGAAGCGGCTGGTGAATAAAGACGAAGCATACAAGCTTATGGACTGTCTGGGCCGCTTAACTCATGATCCGGTAGCCTGGGTATATTTTGCATTCGACTGGGATAACGACCCGGAACTAAAAGGTCAAAAGCCGCAAAAGTGGCAATTAGAACAGTTAGAAAGAATCGCTAAAGGATTGGAAACGCCGGACACAGTAATTCGTCAGGCCGTATCGTCAGGCCATGGCATAGGGAAAAGTACGACCGTAGCCTGGCTTATTCTGTGGGCCATTTCAACACACCCGGACACCAGAGGCGTCGTAACGGCAAATACCGAAGCCCAGCTTAGAACAAAAACCTGGGCGGAGCTTGCTAAATGGCACAGAAAGTTCATCGGTAAAGAACTCTTCACCTACACGGCAACCGCGATATTTTCAATCGAAGCGGAACATGAAAGAACCTGGAGAATTGACGCTATTCCCTGGTCCGTCACAAACACCGAAGCGTTTGCCGGCCTTCACAACCAGGGCCGAAGGATTCTCATCATATTTGACGAAGCCTCCGCTATAGACGATCGCATCTGGGAAGTTGCAGAAGGCGCCTTGACAGATAAGAACACGGAAATCATCTGGTGCTGCTATGGAAACCCTACAAGAAATGTAGGGCGATTTCATTCATGCTTTACCAAATATAGAAACTACTGGGACACAAAAAAGATAGACTCCAGGGACGTGGCTATTTCCAACAAAGCCCAAATTGAACAATGGAAAAACCAATACGGCGAAGATTCGGACTTTTTCAAGGTTCGTGTACGCGGCGAATTCCCGTCGTCATCTGACAGCCAGTATATAGGCGTGGACATTGTGGAAGCGGCGACAAAAAGAACGCTCCGGCCGGCTGAATATAACTTTGCACCCGTCATTATTGGAGTAGACCCGGCCTGGACGGGAAGCGACCAATTCGTAATTATCATGCGCCAAGGCCTCTATAGTAAGGTCCTGGGCGAATACCAAAAAAACGACAACGACGGAGCCATGGCGGCAATCCTGGCAGGATTTGAAGATGAATATAAGGCGGATGCGGTCTTTATTGACCAAGGATACGGAACAGGGCTTTATTCGTTCGGCGTAACCATGGGAAGAAATTGGAAGCTGATTGCTTTTGGGGGAAAGTCCGGAACGAAAGGATTTGCTAATAAAAGGGCTGAAATCTGGGGAAAGATGAAGGAATGGCTTATAAATGGAGGAGTCCTTCCCGATGACGACGTTTTAAGGGATGACCTCATAGGTCCCGAAGCATCCGTCAATGAAAAAGGCGAAATCATCCTAGAAAGCAAAGATCACATGAAGGCCCGTGGCGTACCGTCACCCAATAAAGCGGACGCCCTAGCCTTAACATTTTCGCTGCCGGTATTAAAAAGTAAAAGGCAAAAACAGACAGCACAAACAAAATACAATCCGTTTAAAAGGGGGTAATACCAATGTGTGGATTAAAAGGATTATTCGGCGGAAGTGCATCATCTCCCGAATTTAAAACACCGGATCCGACGGTGCAGGCCGTAAATAACGGCGACCAAGGGACGGTCGATAGCGTTGAAAAGCAGCGTAAAAAACGTGGCTTTCAAAGTACGCGCACGGCTATAGATACGGCACTGGGAACAACCAATGGCAAAAACACGCTGGGATAAAGGAGAAAACATGCGCAAAGAAATAAAAACAGAACTTGCTAGAAGCCCGACGGAAAATAAAAAGACGGTAAAACCAAACACATGCAAAGATAAAAGAAAGCTCGTACAACGCTTTAACGCCTTGTTTCAAGCTCGTAGGCCCTGGGAAAGAGTATGGAAATTAATCCGTGATTACGAGCTTCCCTATGACGGCTTATTTGATGACGACACGGCAGGAAAACCCGTTATACACGACGAAGAAATCTTTACAGGCGTTATTCAAGAAGCCCGTGATACCTTTGCAGCAGGCGTTCAATCAGGACTCACACCGCCGTCTAGGCGTTGGTTTCGTTTTGGCATTGGAAATAAAGACCTGGCCGATGACACAGGCGTGCAGCGGTTCTTAGATACAAGAGCCGACATCATGGAATCTGTGTTGTCCGGCTCAAACTTCTACAACGCCATTCACCAATGCTACTGTGAACTTCCCTTTGGGCAAGCGGCTTTAGGGATTTTTTCGCAAGGCGGCACGGTAACGTTTGTTCCGTACACCATAGGTACCTACGCCCTGGCGTGTGACGCAACAGGAAGAGTATTAACCTTTGCCCGTAGAGCCAAAATGACCGTGAATCAAATCGTAAAGCAATTTGGTTATGACAATTGCCCGATGACGGTTAAGCAGTCATACGATAACGGAAGCGGACACCAAAACTACCATACGGTATGCTGGCTCGTCGAAAAAAACGAAGATAACGACCCAAACAAGCTAAATAACAAAAAGATGCCGTTCGCATCGACCTACTGGGTAGAAGACTCAAACGAAGACGAATGCCTGGCCGTTACAGGCTTTGAAGAGTGGCCCGTGCCTATCGCTCGTTATACAGTAAAAGGAACGGAAGCTTATGCGACGGGCCCTGGCTGGAACGCCTTACCCGACGCCAAGATGCTGCAACAAATGGAACTTGACGCCATAACGGCCATTGAAATGGGCGTAAAACCGCCGCTACAGGTCCCGCCGTCACAAGTGGGTAATATCAACCTATTTCCTGGCGGCACAACGGCCATAAACGATCCGAACGAAGTCATCCGTCCTATTTTCCAAGGGCAGTTAGCAATTGGAGAACTTGAAGGGAAAATCCAACGAGTCGAAGACAGGGTAAAGCGTACGTATTCATCGGACCTCTTTTTGATGCTGGACCAACTGGACAAAGGTCGCATGACGGCCCAGGAAGTAATGGCCCGCAATCAAGAAAAATTACAGCAACTAGGCCCGGTCGTAGAACGCCTTCAATACGAATTCTTAAACCGAATCCTTGAAAGGGTCTACAACATCTTAGATAGAAGCGGCATATTCCCGGATATCCCGGAAGAGCTGCAAGACATTGTAGGCGAAGAATTTAGGATTGAATACATCTCGCCGTTAGCCCAAGCGCAGAAGATGAGCGGCCTAACCTCGATTGAACAAGGCATCGGCTTCATTGGACAGGCTGCACAATTCGACCAGACGGTCCTCGATAAGGTTAACCTTACGGAAGCGGTCGCTAACTACTTGTCGCAAGTAGGCGTACCGGCAGCTATGATCCGTTCAGATGAAGAAGTTGAACAAATTCAAAAACAGCGTCAAGAAGCACAAGCCGCAGCAGAAGCACAGGCACAGCAACAAGCAGCCATCGCCCAGGCTCCGGACCTTGCCGCCGCTGCTAAAAACGCAACGGAAGCGGCAAATGACGGCAATCCGGCTATGCAAGAGTGGTTAGGAATGAGGTAAAAATGCACGAAAAAGAACGAAAGACCGCACAGCTTATGGAAGAAACCATACGAAGCCAAGACATGGAAGCGTTAAGGTACGTCATGGAAAGCCCGTTAGGACGACATTTTATGGCTCGCCTTTTGGATGCAACGAGAATCTATAGCCCGCTATCAAACGAGACTACACTCCTTGATGAAGGGCGTCGCCGTGTAGGCCTTGAATACGTAAGGCTCATTCAATCTATGGGCCTTGAAGGCATGAAACTACTTCACCAAATGGAAGAAGAATACGCAGAAAAAAGAATCGAACTTGAAAGGATGAAAACAACATGGAAAAGCTGATATTTGACCTGCAACGATTCGCCGAAGGCCCGGAAAGCCAAGAGGCAGAAGAAACAACCGAAACGACCGATACGAGCACTGACCAAGAAGGCAGCGACTCATTTATTGGTAAGGGAACGCAAACCGCCTTAGGTGGCGACGGTGAAAGCACTGCTCCGCAAGTACCGGAATCGTACGACTTTACGACCGTATTAAAAGAAGCGGGCCTAGAAGCGGACGAAAAAATTACCGAAGAATTTACAACTCTCTTAAAGGGCATGGGCGCAACGCAAGAACAGGCAGCCGGCATGGCGACATACGGCATTCAGTACGCCCAAGGCGTAGCCGAAGCGGTCGCTAAAAACCTCCAGGAGCAATACGTGAATGAAGTAAAGTCCTGGGGCGATGCCGCTAAAGAAGAATTAGGCGGCGCATACCAAGAAACGCTCGGTAAGGCCGCAACTGTAAGAGATTATATCGAACAAAAGATTCCCGGCTTTACGCAGATGTTAAACATAACGGGAGCCGGTAATCATATAGCCATGATTAAAACCATGGCAGCTTTTGCCGATTTAATCGGCGAAGACCCCGGCAAAATGGGTGGCGCAGGTACCGCCGCAACCAGTACCGAAATGTATCCTCATACGGATTTTTCTAAGTATTAATTAAAAGGAGAACAAAATATGATTGGAAGCACAGCATTAACTTTCACGGATTTACGTAAGCGCTTAAATCCGCAGGGCCAGTTAGACACGATTATGGAAGTCATGGCTCAAAGCAATCCTATTATGGAAGATATCCCCTGGATGGAAGGAAACCTTCCCACAGGTAACCAAACGACAGTCCGTACGTCGTACCCTCATCCGGAATTACGGCGCATTAATGCCGGCGTAAAACCCGGAAAATCGACGACACGGCAAATCATCGACACGTGCTGCCTCATGGAAGCGCGCTCGGAAGTTGACGTAAAACTCGTAAAACTCGCACCGGACAAGCAAGCCTTCCGCATGTCCGAAGACAAGGCCTATATCCAGGGCTTTACAGATGACCTTGCAAAATACATGTTCTACGGTGATACGGACGCAAACCCGGACCAGTTTAACGGCCTCGGCATCCGCTACAACACATTTAAGGGCGACCTCGGAGAAGAAGGTTATCAAGTCGTAAATGCCGGCGGGAAGACGGCCAACAAACAAACCTCCGCATACATCGTAGATTGGGGCGAAGACGCCATTGTGGGCATTTACCCGAAGGGCTCTAAAGCAGGCCTTGATATCCAAGACCTCGGCGAAATCGACGCCATCGACGCAAACGGCGGTAAATACCGGGCCCTTGCAACACTCTTTGACTGGGATGCGGGCCTCGCTGTTAAGAACATCCGTAAAGTTGCGGCCGTTCGTAATATCGATTGCAAGGCAGCTGCCGAAGACACGACCTCAGAAGGCCGTAAAGCCTTTGCAGAACGAATTATCGTTGCTAAAAACAAGATTGTAAGCCCGAAGCGTCCGATCCTGTACGTATCGCCTATGGCGTATACGATGCTTGAACTTCACTTATCGGACAAAGACAACGTATACGTAACCCGTCAGGAATTAGCTCAAGGTATTCCGACGCTTTATGTATCGGGCCTTATCGTTAAGAAAAACGACGCACTGACGGAAACTGAACCCGTTATCGCCTAGAAAGGAGAAACTATGATATACGATGCAGAAAATACGTTCTTCTGGAACGTCAAATTATCCGGGCAATCCGGCACAGGCGAAGTTATTAAAACAGGTAAAGGTGATGCAGGAAGTCCTTTGACCTTAGTTGTTAAATTACCCGGAGCCTCGGCAGATTGCACGGTAACGCTCGAAACAGCGGATAACGATAAGATGACAGGAGCTAAAACCTTAGGCACCTACACGGCAGAAAAAGGTAAAACCTTAGCCGTAAAGGTACCTTACGGCGACCTCGGCTATCTCCGCCTTAAATGGGCGTCAGCCGCAGCCCAATCGGCAGGCACCATTTCGGCGTCACTTGTAATGGATGCAGACGTACGATAAGCCGGGAATCCCCTTTAAGGATTGCCATAAAGGAAGAAGTTTAAATCAGTTACACGCAAACGAGTTACGAGCTAAGTTAATCGCAGCCGGAATTAAATACTCCGGTGAAGAAACCAAAGAGGAACTTGTGGCCCTCGTTAAAAAACACAAGTTATAAAGAAAAGGGGACGGGTAACACCGTCCCCAACTTTATTAAAAAAAGGAGAAAACATGACAGACACGGATATTTGCAACATGGCGCTATCAAATTTAGGAAAAGGCACTATCATGTCGATGGACGATAAGGAAGAAAACGCAAGGGCTTGTAAGCTCTACTACAACCAGACAAGAGAAACGGTACTCCGGGCGTATCCGTGGAGCTTTGCTCATAGAATAGAAAAGCTCGCCCTTCTTAACAAAGAAATACCTGGATATGATTTTTGTTACGCGTATCCGAAAAACTGCTTAAAAATAAACGACATTCGAAACAAACAGATAAATGTACAAGAACACGTTCCGTACGTTGTCGTAAACATAGATACGGCTACTAAAGCCATTGCGTGCAATTTACAAGACGCTTATGCCGATTACACGGTCGATGAAAAAGACGTGCAGGTCATGGATACCTTGTTCGTTAGCGCTTTTACGAGACTCCTCGCAGCCAACATGGCCATGCGCCTTACGGGAAATCCGCAAGCCTATCAAATGCAGTATCAGTTATTCCAGGCTATTATCCACGATGCCCAATTAAACGACGCAAGAGAAGGCCAAAGGGATGCGGTATATCACAGTAATTACACGCAAACTCGGAGGGTACGATGAACATATATCTCATACAGCCGTCATTTGCAGCAGGCGAAATATCGCCGTACGTTGCAAACAGGGTAGACCTTGATAAATATAAATCGGCCCTTCTAACAGCTCAAAACCTAGTTATCCGTCCGTTCGGCGGGTGCTATCGTAGACAAGGATCGGAATTTATCGGAAAAGTCAAATACGACGATAAGCCGACGGCCCTTGTCGCCTTTAATGCCGGAATAGACGATGCCTATCTCCTGGAGGTAGGTTATCAGTACATACGTATCTGGGAAGACGGAAAATACACAGGCACGGAGTTATCCACACCGTATGATAATGTGGATAACTTACAATTCACACAATCGGCCGACACCATGTTCATTTGCTCCGGAGATTATCCGATACAATGCCTTCAAAGAACGGCTATAGGCTGGACGTTTAAAGAGTATGAAATCACAGAACCTTATTATGATTCAGCCGCACAGGTAGTAAACAAAGAAACCTCATTTACAACGCCCGGAACATACACATTTACGCCGCAAGTGACGGGAAAATACACCATAGAGGTTATAGGCGCGGGTGGCGGCGGTGCCGGGACCGGAGTACAGTATTACTCATATATGTCTGGGAGTGATGGAAAGCCCGCCACAAAGACCATAGAATTACAAGGTGGAAACGGCGGCACTGGCGAAAAGAAAATAATGATAGACACGCTAACCGCAGGACAAACATATTCCGTAATAGTAGGCGCCGGCGGCAAAGGCGGAAAGTCCGAATATTCTAAAAAAGGCGACACACACCCGACAGACGGAACAGACGGAGGAAAATCATCCTTTAATAACGCCGAAGCCAAAGGCGGCGGTGCAGGAATCGCAAGTAAGCCCAATGGCCAAAACCGAAGAATCAAGGGAAAGGACGGAACCTCATACCAAGGCGGAGCAAAAGGTGGATCTGCCGGCGCATGTAAAGACGTTCAAAAAAATCCTTCCCAAATAACAGATGCAAAAGACGGTCAAAACGGATACGTCAGAATCACCTTCTCCGGAAATAACGAATTAAAGCCCTCGGCTACATCGGGAAACGACGTCACCATAACAGCCACAAAAGACACATTCACACCCGGCATGGTAAATAGTCACATAAAACTAACCCAGCAAGCCGAAAATCAATCGGAACAAATCGAAATACAAGCCTCTTCAATAACAGAAGAAACTAAGTCTATACGAGTAGGAAAAGCCTGGAAGATTACAACTCACGGCACATGGAAAGGCAAGGTCACGGTTTACCATTCGGACGATAATAAAACCTGGCAAGAATATAGAAGCTATAAGTCAAATAACGACCAAAACTTCACTGAATCCGGTACCGTAACAACACCTACGTGGATGAAAGCAGTAGCCGTAACGGATGCAGATAACAGAAGCGGTAAACTTACCGTAGACTTTTCAAGAAACCCTTACTCAAACGACGGCACGGCTAAAATAACAGAAGTCGTTTCATCGACGGAGGTTAAAGCCTCGGTTATTACCGATTTTACAAACACCGATAAAACCCAAGTATATGCACTAAGTAGCTGGAACGACAATAACGGCTACCCTAAAATGGCGTGCTTCTTCCAAGATAGATTCGTACTGGCCGCAACAAAAAAAGAACCCTACTCTATATGGATGAGTCGAACAGGCGATTATCCCAATTTCGGTATCGAAAAAGTAGACGGCGGAGTAACCGACGACTCGGCGATTAAAGCAGACCTCATTACCCGTAACGGCTTTGAGATTCTGCACCTGGTACCGGCAAAAGACCTGGTTATATTAACAACGGGTAACGAATGGATTATAGAAGGTGCAAGCGTCATCACACCGGCTAAAATTAATCCCAGACCGCAAACCATGCGCGGATCCAATACATGTCCTCCGCAGCACATAGGCAATCGTATCGTACATGTACAAAGAAGCGGTAAGACCGTAAGAGACCTCGGCTATCAGTACGATGCGGATAATTATAATGGTGATGATTTAACGCTGTTAGCCACGCATTTAACAGAAGGCCATAAGTTAGTATCATCCGCCTACATCCAAGAGCCCAACAGCACCTTGTATTATGTTCGTGACGACGGAGCACTGCTTTCACTAGCCTTCATCAAAGAGCAAAATGTATTTGCCTGGTCGCATCACACAACGGACGGCAAATATAAAAAGGTGGCGTCCATTCCAAACGGTGCAAGCGACGTATTATACGTAACGGTAGAAAGAGACGGGAAAATCTATATAGAACGGTTTAATCCTGATATAGAAGCGGCTGTATACATGGATTCGTACGTAACAGGAAGCGGTAGCAGCATAAAAGCGGATCACCTTATAGGAAAAACCGTACAAATCTTAGCGGACGGCACAAGGATGAAGGATGCGGCAGTGCCTGAAAATGGCTTAGTGGCCTTTGGCCAGTCGTTTTCGGATATCACAATAGGCCTTGCCTATGAAACGAAAATTAAGCAGCCGGGCCCTGATATCGGACTAAAAGAAGGGACCATGCAGGCCAGAATTTCAAAGATTAACACCGTCGTACTAAGAGTAGAAAAATCATACGGTGGCTATATCGGATATACGTTTAAAGATACGGATATGGATGAATTACGGTATGAAGATTACGAGACGTTAGAAACAGGCGATATTGTGCAGCAAATGCCGGTAGCCAACATTGGCAGTAATACCAGGAACCATATTTGCATCAAGCACAATGAACCGTTCCCGTTCGAGTTAAACGCAATCATAAGAGAGGTAAGCATTGATGGCGGCATTGTCAAAAGTTACAACGGAGAAATTTAATAAGGAAAACAAAAGGCACCTCCGGGCCGTAAAGTATATAGAAGAACATTTGCGGCCGATTGATAAAAAAGAACTACAAGGGGCTTATACATCCGTTACAACATGCGCCATGCACGAATTTTGCGATAATTTTCTTGCGTTCGGCGAAAAGGGAGAACCTATTGCCATATACGGGATCGTAAAATATCCGATAGACGGACTCCACGCCGTATGGATGGTAGGAACAACAAAAATTAAAAACTACAAAAAAGAATTAATCACCATGGGGCTTGATGAAATCAGTAGATTCATCAAGGTATATGGACCCGTAACGAATTATATAAGTACAGATAACAACGAATCACGGCGTTGGCTAAAAAAAGCTGGCGCCGTTTTTGATACACCGTTTAATGAAAACGGTGTAACGTGGCAACAATTCGTAATAAGGAGGACTAAATAATGTGTGGAGTATGGGGCATGATAGCCGGCCAAGCCGTCCAGGGCATCATGCAATATAAACAAATAAAGCAAGAAACAAACGCCAAAGTCGCCATGTATCGGCAACAAGAACAAGCCGCCGAACAAAACGCTAAAATAAGCGAACTTAGACAAGACCAAATGGCCGATAAATACGCAAACGACCAGAGAAAACTTGACGACAGGATGCGGTTAATGGCAGGACAAACAGCAGCCCAAGCCGGATCGTCGAACATGACACTTGCAGGTAGCCCTTTAGATATTCTTATCTCATCGTACGGAACATACCAAGATGACAGCAGTCAATTATTACAAAACCAACGTAACGACGAACGCTCGGAATTATTCAATCAGTACAATTACGAAAACCAAGCCGCAGGATACAAAGCAAGCGCAGAAAACGCCAAAGCCCAGGGGAAATTAGCCGGCATAGCCACTCTTCTTTCCACGGCATCCAGTATGTATGGAATTAAACACGAATACGCCGGAGCTAAAAAGCCCGCAACCGGAAACTCTGGAACGGACTATACATTTGACTACAAACCCGACCTTCTAAGGTGGTCACGATATGCGAACGCGCAAAAGGGATTATTTAGCTCAAATCCCTTTGGCTCCAAGAATTTTAGGGGGTAAAAATGGAAATAAAAGCATACAACAGGGCTGTAGACCCTAATGTTGAAAACGCCAACGTACAGGCCACAAATAATGTAGAAGCCTTTGGTGGCAACACAACCGGGAATCAATTAATAGGAAAGGCCGTAGGGGCCATTCAAGACAAAATTAAAGCCTATACCGATGAACAAATTAAAATTGACGTTGTAAATGCAAGCAACGAGTATCAGGAAAAGTTAAACGACCTCCTAAATAATCCTGGGACCGGACTACTCACTAAAAAAGACACAAACGCATTGGACTTAATGCGTTTGTATCAAGAAGGCGAAGCTAAAATCAGACAAGAAGTAACGGCAAACCTTCCCAACTACGAAAAAGCTCACAGGGCCTTCACAAACATGGCGGACGAAACCAATATATCTCAGTTCAACGGAGTAATGAAATACCAGGCAGCAAGACAAGATGAATATCGAAAAAATGTATATAGCACCAGATTAAAACAAAATACAGACAGTCTTGTAGAAAAAGGAACAAATGCTAATATTTTCGAATACTTTAGCAAAAATCAGGCTATAGTCGAAACGCTATATGGAAACGTTATCGGCGAAGAAAACAGAAAACAAATGATAAAAGACGCAAACACCGATATGTTTAACTTATATTCAGAAAGCATGCTGGCCGAAGGAAGTCAGGAAAGCTTCACGAGAGTAACCAGCCTACTAGCTAATTGTTCGGAATATATCAACGATGATGCCGTCGTAAACTTAACCAATAAAACCCAAAAGAAGAAAAAAGCTATTGAAACAGAACGAGATATAGAAGGGGTGAGAAAACGGCACCCTGGAGACGTAGAGGCACAAATTAAGGATATATCAGAGAACAACACTGTAATTTCTTATCGATATGTACATGGCGGTTCAGGCGGAGCAAGCAGTGCATTCGAAGCTAATTTTATGGTAGAAAGCGGAGGCGACTATAACACCGTTAACAGAGACTCCGGGGCCTTTGGCAGGTATCAATTTTTACCAAGCACATGGGAATGGGTATGTAGTCAAACCGGCGTAAATGTAGATGATCATAGCACCGAAGCCCAGGATAAAAATGCCAAATGGTATTGGGATTATTTTATCGGTGAGTTAGGCGGAGATGAAAAGGCCGCATGCGTTGCCTGGAACTGGGGGCTTGAAAATGGCCGTCGCTGGAAAAACGGAATGTCCACAGGGATTTATAAGGGTCGTGAGTTTACATGGGACGAAGAAGTCGAAAATAATATGTCCGTAAACAACCGCTTAAAAGAATTTGATAAATACAGAGGAAAAGCCGCAGGTGGAGGCCTTATAGATAAGGGCTTTGAATATTCAATAGGAGCTGGGTTAGTTGGTATTAGAATGCCCAACGGAAGAAACGGGTGCGTGGAATTCGCCGTACGGTTCGGAGCATCATACAATCAATTCCTGGCAGACCAGGCACATAAAAATCAAACCAATTGCCCGAATTTTGTAAAAGAAGCGGGCGAAGCCGGCATCCAAGTTATTCCATTCGATGAAAGCAAGTTAAGTAAAGGCGATTGCATCATTTATCACACGGCAGAAGGCGAAGACGGACACGTCACCATATACGACGGCAATGGAGGCTGTTATGGCAACAGTAGCTCAAGGGAATTAACGGTACACGAATCGGATTATCATATAGACGGAACGTATCCAGAAAAGATTGTAAAAACCGGCGAAGACGGCACGGGTCATTACGAACGAACGGAAACATCGAAACGATCGCCGGAAGAATTACGGGCCGTGATAGAAGAAATCAGAAGACGCGATAGGGAAGACAGGCAGATAAAAAAAGAAAAAATAGAAGCAAAAGTAAAAGATGCAAAAGGGAAATATATTAATTGGGGGCTTGCAAATCCCAACGCAACAGACAGCGAAAAAAGAAACAAGCTTGCAGAGCTAATGGGCGATGATGAAGACCTAAAAAACAGTGAATTAGGGACCCTTACAATGTCAATTGATAAGGAGATTAGAGATAAGACAGAAGCCGCTGCCAAAGCATCGTCAAAAGGGAATGTGTTTGACGTCAATAATATTAAGGCAAGAATCCAAAAAGGGGAATTTAACGGTGAAAACGGCCGACAAGAACTAAGCTTTGTACTTCAAAACTCACCAGTAAGTTTTACTCCGAAACAAATCGACTCAATATACACACTTCATGAAGATGTTCAAAATGGACGAAACTTCAAAATACAAGATCGGCTAACGGCGGATATGTTGGGAATGACGGGTGAACAATTTTCGCGAAATAAAACCGCTATGAGCATTATTGTTGGTGAAAAAATAAGCAGATATAAATCAGAAAACGGGGGAAGCGAACCGGATTTAACGCTTATTAAGAAATGGGCTATAGAAGCCACCTACAGCTTTGACTCCGGGGCGACGGCAGAATACGGGGTATTCAAAGATAGGCCACTGGAATTTTCCGATGCAGATATTTATAACCTAGGTTATGCCGGCTGGGAACGAATTAAAACTCCGGAAGGCGTATACATTAGATTATATAAAGACGGGGATTTTAAAGACGTATACGCAACTGAATTTGAAAAAATGTTAAAGAATGCGGGGCTAAGATAACAATGATAAGCGACGAACGCAAGGAACAATTGCTAAACATAGCCAATTCCTTAGGGCAAGGCACGGTCATAACAGACAACCAAGCCAAAGGAAAAAGAAACATGGAGTGGGATCTAAAAAACGAACACACCGATGCCGAAGGAAAACAGTGGCGCCAAGATAACGATTACGGCGGAACCTTATTCGACCGTATGATGGGCGGATGGCAAAATGTAGCCGACGGGGTAATGGAGCTCCAAAAAAACATTCTTTATAGCACGCCTGAAACCATGACAGAGGCACAACGCCTAGGACAGCGCATGAGCCTATCGCCGCAATTTCTCATAGACAATCCCGAAGTTATGGATCGCGTTAAAGAAATTGACAAAGAAACACAACCCATGGGATTTATGCAAGGCTCAAAATTTAGCGTACAAAATTTTGATGCACTATACCCGGAACTCGTAGAGATGAGACAAAAGGACCCGGTAAGTGCATCAATCGCGGTCAGTGAATATGAAGATATAAAAAATACCAGAAGCGCGCTTGATCTTATAAAAGACGCTTTTAATTCCGGCTCGGACATGGTAAAACTCTCCGATACACAAATACGCGCATATAACGGAGAAAGTATAGATTCCGTACGGCCCGATGTAGATAAACTCACAGACGAATTACGGGCATATCAAGAGCCTAATAAATACGAAAGAACCCTATATGACACTATTCAACAGCTCACTATTATGGGGACCCAGGCCGCAAGAGCTACCAAAAGAGCCGCACAAGGGGCCGCATTAGGCATAGCAACCTCGGCCGCAGCGGCAGGTGGCGCAGCCGCAACGGGAATCGGAGCACCCGCAGCACCGGTTATTTTATTAGCAGGGGCCACAATAGGGGCTGCAAACGGTATGCGTGTAGGCATGTTCGAACAATTCGAACAACAAAGTGCAGCGGCAAGATATTGGGAATTGATGAATAACCGTAAGGGTGAATATAGCAGAAACCATGCCTTAGTAGACTCAACCGTAACAGGCGTTGTAAACGGGGCTATTGAACTGGGCCTTATGGAAGTTGGTTATAAACCTATAACAAAAGCCTGGGGCGGACAAGCAGCCAAAAGCATATTAAATAACGCCGCAGCTAGAATGGCTATTATTGATGCGGGAAAAGAAAGCATCGCCAAATTATCCGCACAAGCAGCCGTGAAGCAATTCGGAAGAAGTACGGCCGCAGAACTTATAGAAGAAGGCGCGCAGCAAGCCTCTGAAGACCTCATGGATAATGCCGAATACTACTTGTATAAAAAAGGCGCTCCGCATACCACAACGGAAATCATAGGAAACGCAGTAGACGCTATGGTACAGGCTGTCCCGGCAGTAGTAGGCATGGGGGCTACAGGCGCTATAACGCACGGCGTAGGAAACTACCGTGGAATGAGAGCTATTGCGGCCATAAAGAACGAAGACTGGAAGCAAGAATACAGAAGAACAGTCGAACAACAGACCGTTGAAGCATTAATGGCTAATAAAGCCCAAAACAAAACAGCACAAAAAAATCCCGAAGTCTATAAAAACGTCGTACAAGAACAGGCTCGTCTTGCCGGTGTGCAGAACATGTACGTAGACGCGCAAGAACTTTCTAAGACAGATAAAGGCGTAGACGTTTTAAACGATATGGTAAATCGCGGGATTATCACCGGTGAACAAGTGGATAAATCCATATCGACCGGCGCAGACATTGTAATTCCGACAGGCACATTTGCGCAGCTTGCCGACGAATCCGTAGATACCGATACCCTGATGCGGGCCACGACCATGGCCAAAAACGGCGTTCACCGGGCAGCTCTTGAAGAAAAGGCTAAACGAGTAGAAGCGATCCGTGAAGAATTAGCTAATTTAGCCCAAAATAAAAAAGATGTTCTTTCCAAAGAACTCATGGAAGAACATTTTAGTAATGAGGATGATATAACAAAAACGGCAGCCGAAAGCGTCATCTATAAAAATCCGTACGACTTAAACAAAAGCTATAAAGAAGCCTTAGCGGACGCAAGAAAGGAATACGAAGACGCATTAGGGTTTGACGCCTATTGGAACTACAAGCCGCAGGGCGTTGGCATTATGTATGCCGACGAAGAGAGCCGCCAGACAGGCCGTGGAATCAGAGTCTCCAACAATGACTACTGGTACCAGGATATGTACAAGAAACTCGGCCGTAAAGCAACAAGAGAAGAAATGCTCGATATCGCGTACGAAGACCAGATGAAAGAATTACAAACCCTAGCTCCGGAAACGGCAGACGAATTTGCACAAAACGCAAATTCCTTAAAGGCAAAATATGAGGCATTACAAGGCTTAAAGGGAAAATTCGAAGAGTTGGCCAAGAGCGATTACGCCGTAAAACAGTCCCTCACAAAGGAAGGCTACGAAGTATATAACGAAGTATTAAATAAGCTTCAAGACGGTAGCAATAAATCCAAATTAGCCGCTAACGAAAACGCCTTCATATACGCACGCATGGCCGAAAGTTGGGCAAGAATCCGCAACGAATATGGCGACACGGCCTATACGGCCAAGGACTTTATGGCAGAACATGCGGTGAATATAAGCAGAACGAACAGCACGGATAAAGCACTAAAAGCATTCACACAAAAAGAAATAAATGATGCCGAAGCACAATTGAAAAACGACATTAACAGCGTAAGAGAAACGGTAAAAAAATTAAAGAACAAACGTCGAGATGAAGAAATAACCGTAATGGAGACGCCAATAGTACTTCGGCTAATCGGGGCCGAAAAGCGTAAAGTGAAGATTGGAAAAAGAAAATGGAACGAAACACAACAAAAACACAAAGAGATAACGCCTGACATACTAAAAAAGACGCCGATAGCGATGGCGGATCCGGTAGCAATATTCCAATCTACAACCCAACCTCATAGCATCGTAGTAATAACAGACATATTAGATAAAGAAACAAAGGCTAATGTGATAATACCGATAAAATTAGAGGTGGATAACAATAAAAAAACAGAAAAAATAAATATAATAACTAGCACTTACGCGAGAATGAATAAAGAAAAAGATGGCATACAAAAGGATTGGTTCATCGCCCAATTCGAGAACGTAGAAAGGGAATGGGTAAAAGGAAAACCAAAGTTTAAAGCCAAAGCACTGTATTTAAACACAAAAAAAATCACCGATTGGTATACGGCAAATGGGGTGCAATTCCCCGGGTCCGGTTCTTACCAAATCAGTGATTATTTTGATTACAGTATAGCAGATGAAAATGACCTACGCAAGGCCAAAGAAGGAAAAATTTTAAGCACTGGACAAGACGCAACGTTTGACCAAAGGGCATGGCACGGAAGCGGCATGGACTTTAACGAGTTTAACCTAGAAAAAGCTCTTACCGGTGCCGGGGATATGGTACACGGCTGGGGGATTTACACGGCCAAGAACAAAAAGACAGCCCAGGCGTACAAAAAACACGCCAAAAGTAAAGGACTGTCGTCATATTTGTACGAGGTAGATATCCCTGAAAACGAAAACCTTCTTGTAGAAGAAAAGCGATACAAAGAACAGCCGTCTGAAATACAAAAAAAGCTTGCTGAAACAATATCGGAATTACCGGATGAACAACAAAAAGCATTCTGGGAAAAGTTGTTACACAATGAAATGCGGACCTTACCCGAAGAGACCGAAGCGCTATCGGACCTTAATAAAGCAAAAGACAAGGTAAAGCAATTAGAAGTAGCGGCTAATGGACTCGAAAATACCGAAAAACCTAAGCTCAAAGAAAAAAATGCCATAAAACACCTTAAAGCCCTTGGGTACACCGAAGAGCAAATCAAAGACCAGGGCTTCATGCAGGCGGAAAAAGAAAAGGAAGAAAAGGTCCTTGCCGTTGTACAAGAAGAAGCCCGAAAAGCAGAAGCATCTATACAGGAAAGAAAAGACAACATCCTGGAAGCGGCCATTAAAAATCCCAAAGACGCCTTAAAAAGAAGCGTGGGGACGGGCAAAGAAATCTATAAGTATTTATCTACATCGCTCGGAAACATGGAAGAAGCCTCACAACACTTAAATAAAAACGGGATTGAAGGCATATCCTATTACGATAGCGAAGACGGCAATTGCGTCGTGGTGTTTAGTGACAAAGCGGTAAATATCATTGATAAGTACCGTCAAGAAATAAAAGCCTCATATAATTCCGAAACAGGTGCCATTCACCTATTCGATGGAGCAGACCAATCCTCATTCGTCCACGAAGCGGCGCATATGTATCTTACAGAGATGAGTAAGATGGCAACTGACGAAGCGGCACCGAAGGGTCTCTTAGAAGACTGGAATACGGTTCAAGAATGGGCAGCGTATAAGCCGGAAGATATTAAAGACTACGAAGGAACAGCACGAGAAAAAGAATTTAAATCTTACGCCAAAGCTATTGAAGACGCTCGCAAGAGTGGAGACGTCATAGCCATTCGTGCTGCCGAAGAACGCTGGATGCAGGAACGATTTGCTCGCGGCTTTGAACGCTATATTGCAGAAGGGAAAGCTCCGACGCAAGCCCTTCAAAGCGCATTTAGAAAGTTTAAATCCTGGCTTGTATCAATTTATAGAGATTTAAAAAATCTCGGCAAAGAACCCCCGGAAGACGTAAAGCGTGTTATGGATCGGATGCTGGCAACCAACGACGAAATAGAAGCCTGGGCGAAAGCCAAAGAGTTAAACGCCTGGGACAAAAAGGGCTTTTCCGGGGACTTAACGGATTCCGAAGGGGACATGATTAAACGCTGGGCCGAAGACGCCAAAGAAAAAGCAAAGGAACGAGTCCTTAAAGAACTCATGCGTCAAGAAGAAAACCAATGGAGAACGGACCTTGAGAACAGTCTCGAAAAAGAACGAATCGACTACGAACGGCATCTAGTCGATGAAAACCCGATATACGGCCAAGAATTACAGTACAACGAAACGGACCAACACTTACGGAACGACTTACTGAGACAATTTGGTTACGACTCGAAAGAATCGTTCGAATCGGCCATTGAAAAAGCAGGCGGCCCGTTAGAAGAACGTTCCAAGGCGTTTATGGAAAATCGTCGTAAGGAATACGAAGAAATGATGCCCACATCAGAAGACTTTAAAAACGCAGCCGATGCGGAACTTGCATCAACCAATGCACAAATGAGACTTTCGCAGCTTGAAGCCTATGCGATTAAGCGAAAAGTAAATGGATACGTTGCAGAAGCGGTGAAAGCAATGCGTGAACTTGACGCATTAGACGGAAAGTCCGAAGAAGAAATTGCGGCCGGCATTAAAGAAATTTTAGGCGTAGACGACGAAGAGGCAAAGAAAGGCCGTCAAATAGCCTTAATGCTTTCTAAGAATGAAGAAATCCAAAAGCTTAAAGAACGGCTAAAGGACGCTAAGGAAAAAGACAAAGAGCATAGAACCTCGGCTAAAGAAGAATTAGCATCGGCCAAGGCGGCATTAAAAGAAGCTATGAGAGGGTTAAACACAGCAAGAGACATTACAGCCAGTAGTTACACAAAAACCCTTCAAGTAGCCCGCGAAGAATTAAGTAAGATGACAGTAGCCGAAGCCACCACCTGGAGGCACTGGGAAATTAAAGCTAAGCAAGAAGGAAATAACGCCGATAAGTTAATGGCAGCAGGGGCCTTTGAAGAAGCGGCCGTTGCCAAAGGAAACAGCCTTAAATACTACTGCATGAGTAGAGCCGCCAAAGACAATCAAGAATACGTCCGCACCAAGCTTGAAGGTTCAACCGGTCGTGTGGACATGCAGCAAGAAGCCATGGACGGCATTAAGGGCATGGTTAAGCGTATAAGTAGAAGGGAAAACCCGGTACGCCTGGACCCGAACAGCCGATACATGATCCAGCACCTGGCGTATGTTACAGGTATAACTGAAAAAGACGGCGTGAAGCCGTTAAACGAAAAGGGCGAACCCGTAGGCATCAACTGGGAAAAAGTCTATGGAGATTTAAATCCTGATTACGCCATGGATAAAGAAACAGCACCGAATCCTGATAAGATTGTAGCACCGTGGCTTAGAATGCTAGCCGAAAGTAAAGAACGAAAAGACTATAATGAAATGCAAATGGACCAATTCCAAGATATGGTTGAAGCCATGAACGTTCTGTACAAAGCCTCAAGAAGAGACTATGAAGCCACAACCATTAAGGACAGAAACGGCAAAGTTGTCAGTCAAGAAGACGCCGCTTTAAAACTCGTTCAAGCTATCGGCGTAGACAATTCCTTCAATCCGCTGCAAGATTCTAATAACCAAACCGATGCCAAGTCCAAAGCTAAAAGTCTAGCCAAAGATGCCTTACTGTATCTCACCAAGGCCGAAACTATCTTTAACCGATTTGGTGGCGACTGGATGCAACTCGTGTACGAACCCATAAATCAAGGGGCGAATAAAGAGCTTACAATGCGCCAAGAGGCGTGCAAGGTCTTTTCGAAGATTTATAACATGTACTCACTGGAAGAATGGCAGGCGATGAGATCCGACAGAGTCTTTACCATAGGCCTTACGACAAACTTCACAAGAGAACAATTAATTTGTATGGCTCTTAACTGGGGAAATAAGGAAGGTCGTAAGCGCGTACTTGCAACCATTAATAAATCGGCCAAAAACGAAGCGGACGTCATCGACGAATACACAATGCAAAGCGTGTTAGAGTCGTCACTTACTGATAAAGACTGGAACTTCATTGAAGCCATCTGGTCGCAACTTGACTCGTACTGGGCCGAAAGGAACAAAGTACAGGAAAACCTTTACGGACAGGGACTCGGCAAAGTACAGGCGCTGCCGTTTAATATTAACGGCCGGCAAATAAAAGGCGGTTACTACCCGATTGTATACGATCCGAAGTTAAGTATAAGAGCCTCGGACCTCGCAGCTGACGATATCGTAAAGCAAGCCCTTTCGGGAAGTTCGACGTTTGGAATCGGTATGGGAAGTACCAAATCCCGCGTAAGTGAAGTAAAAGGACAGCAGCTTGCCCTACGCCTTGACGTGTGGCCGCAGGCAGTAACGGAAGCTATTCACCATATCGCCATGCGTGAAGCGGCAACGGACGTGTATAAGCTAATTACGCACCCGGCCGTACAACAAGCCGTACAACAAAAATACGGAATGGAAACATACAACATGATCCGGCAGTGGTCAAAAGACGTGTGGAAAACGGACGTCCAAAAAGCCGATATCATCAATCGCACCCTAGAACAAATGCGTAAAAATTCGGCCTTTGCCGTAATGGCTATGAGAACGGGGACGGCCATACTAAACGTTCTTAACGTCTTTCCCATGATGCATCAGATAGGAAAGATAAATACTATAAAGGCCATTACTAGCTTTGGCTTAGGTTTCTACAAGGGAACAGATACATACGCCAGAAATCGGCAGTTTGTATTCGACAAATCGCCCATGATGCGCGACCGCATGAATACGATCGACAGGGATATGCAGCAGGACATGAAGTTAGAGGTAGGCCGGGACACATCGCTCATAAGAGAACGGGCAACGCGCGCCAAAGAAAAGTTCAATCGCTTTGGGTATTGGTTCATTACTGAAACAGACCTTATGTTCTCAATGGCATTGTGGAAACACGGATACGACGAATCAATGAGAAAGCAAATCGAAGCGGGCATGACGGACGTTAAGCAAATGGAACAAAACGCCATTTCAGACGCTGACACAAACGTAAGAGCGGTATTTGGAAGCGGCCAAGTAAAAGACCAGGTAGCTATGCAAAGAAAGAACACGCTGGTAGGACAGTTGACTCCGTTCTATAGCTATAGCTCAACCGTGTTAAACGCGCTCATTAAGGCAGGCTACAGAGTAAAAGACCACGGAGATTACATGGCGCTTATTAACGCGACTCTCTACTGGGTAGTTTTGCAGACGCTCGCCGAAACTGTTTATAGAAGTGCTGTGGCTGGAGAACTCGACGACCCGGATAAAATGCTCCGTCGCCTGGGGATTACAACCGTAAGAAATGTAGACCAGGGGCTCCCGGTAGTCCGCGATGCCTTAGAAGGCGTCATGAATCACTTCTTATTAGGAAGCGATTCAAATAATTCACCGCTTGCTATTACAGCTATTGACGAACTTGTAAAGGCAGCACAAGCAGCCGGAAACGAAAAGAAAGACTTTACCGACGTAGGCCGTTCATTATCGCGCGTGGGAAACCGCACTTGGAAATTCTCCGATACCTTGTCAGACGGATTCTGGAATCTTGTAAGATTTTCATTAGTTGACACAGACCGAAGCGTCCAGGAGCTTATCACCACCACGATATTCGATAAGCGGTACAAGACGCATGAAGAACGGGTACGCCAAGATAAGAAAAAGTCTAATGAACAAAAAAGAAAGGACAAACGCTAATGATAACTAAAGACAAAACCACAATCACCTATAAGGGGGACGGGGTTACAACCTCGTTCCCTTTCCCGTATCAGTACAGAGCAGGCGAAGACATTAGGGGGTATCTACTGGTCAACAATAAAGAAATGCCGATTATAGCCAATTACCGCTTTGACGAAGTAGAGAACAAATTCATCTATCCCGTAAACGGTGTACCGTTATTTGCAACCGACACCCTCGTTATTAAACGACAAACACCCATTGAGCAAAATGCCGATCTTCCTAATAAGTATCCGTACAACGCCGTTGAGATGGTAGCCGACAATCTCACCCTCATAGCCCAGGAACAAGAAGCAAAAATTAAAGGAATCGAAAACATCCGTGATGAATTAAATGAGATAGCGAAACGCACTGTCAGCATGAATTTCCCGGAAATTAAAAACATGTTAGACGTTAGAGCCATAAATGCCGATAGTGACAGCCTTGAAGATATTCTCCGAGCCATCGTAAAAGAAGTTGTTCCCGACGGCGACTATTCAAACCACATTACCGAATTTACGTTAGTTAATGAAAAGGTAGAAGTTGGCAGTACGACGCTAGAAATTAAAGGACAGCCGCACTTCTTTATTGCCGAACAAGACCACAATAATTTACAGCAGATCCCTACAAGCGGCAGACTCACCTTTGCTCTTTCCGCTCCGTTTAGCGGCGAAGAGAAACAACTTGACGTACTATATCCCAACGTATCTAAAGGAACTTATGCGACAATCACCATACCTCAGAACACCGCCGAACAGGTTATCCAAGACGACACGCAAGGAGCGACTGGGGCTAAACTTTACCTTAATTCGCAAGGACACGTATGTATCAGCACCCGCACTTATGAAACCCTTGCGGACGTGTTTAAGTGGTCATACTTGGCGGGCCGTGCACGGCAGCATGACGCTCCGCTTACCATCGATTGTTACGAAAGAGGAACGGCCATTAAAGCGGACGGCTTAACGGCACTCAGTCAGCACTTCCAGAATGTAAACTGCATAACAGAATGGCCGAGCTACGTTGATATGCCGAGTCAAAGCGGGCGCTTGTCTATGAACCTTAACATTGCTAGAAGTAAAGGCGATACCGATCTTGTGCAGAACGACTTATCAGGTTTTGAGTGCCGAGGACAACAGCTTAATGTGACAGACGGCAGGCTTGAGTATGTGGAATTATAAGGAGGGAAAATAATGGTATTAAAAAAATATATGATAAGCACATGCGGAAAAGTAGTGTTAGCCGGAGTCCATACCCTGGGCGAAAACGAAACGGGAAAGAAGTTAGTCCCCGAACCTTACCAGGAAGCGGTCGCTGAATGGTTAGCAGAAAGAGAAGAAAAAAAGGAGTAAAACGTGGAATTCATGGACGAATTGGTTACAAGGATACTGCTAAACGTATCCCATGAACACGTTCTGGATATCTGCAACGTAATCCTACTAGTGTTGATTCTCTTAGTGGCTGACGCATTTTTGCGCATCATCGCAGAAGTCTTTCGATATAACAAAGACCACAACCGTAAGAACACGACCAAAACCTTCATCACAACGCTTATATGGTACGGTTGGGGGAAAGGTGACTATATCGACGCTAACACCGGAAAGATTAAACGATATCTCATGAGTGAGAAATTAAGAAGCAGCATGTTAAAAAAGATATGCATATTCTACCCGGCCTGGTTTTTTCTTTCGATCGCATGTGTTTCCCTTCCCGATACCGTGTTTATTGGAGTCCGCGGGGATGAACTATTGGCCAACGTCTTTATGTGGTGGCCCGTGGCATCGGAACTATCATCAATCATTGAGAACCTAAGAGAAATTGACACGTACCATTTCGTAAGAATTAAGAACATGTTCATGGAAATTAACAAAATGAGGAAGTGAAAAAGTGGTAGACAAAATTAATATTGCAGACCTTGTAGTCATTACAGGCCTTGTAACAGGGCTTGTAATGGCTATTTTGTTTGGCCTAAACGAATTGGCCATGTCTATCGCCTCCGGGCTCTTGGGCTATATCGGAGGCTCGAAACTTTCTCCGCATAAAGAAAGGAGTGATGAAAA